TTGAGTCGAAACGGTGTGGCCGTAAAACCAATGATGCGCAAGTGAGGGTTGACCTTCTTGGCATCCGCGAGGAACTGCTGGTACATCCCCTCTCCATCGAAACTAATGAGGTGTGCTTCATCGACTATGATCAGATCGAACCGATCGAGCTCACAGGCACGCTTGTAGATCGATTGAATACCGGCGATGATGACGGCATTGTTGGTGTCGCGACGCTTCAAACCTGCCGAGTAGATACCAAAGTCCACCTCGGGGCAGACGGCGGTTAACTTGTCGGCTGTTTGCTGCAGCAGCTCTTTTACGTGGGCCAAAACCAGGACACGACCTTGCCAGAGCGTGACCGCATCCTTGCAAATCGTCGCCATACAGGGGGTCTTACCACCTGCTGTTGGAATGACCACGCAAGGATTGTCATCACGATCGCGCAGATGGTTGTAGACCGCATCGACGGCCGCTTGTTGATAAGGTCGAAGTTGCATGGTGTTACTCCCACTTCAGCATCGAAAAGCCATCTTCTAATCGAGACTCGAACGATCGGTCCGGTTCTTCAATGCAGTCGCTATCCAGGTCAATCCCGACTCTTCGATTGCGCCGCATGCGCTGTGAGCGAAGCAGCCGGCCACACTCGAGGCATTCGCGTCGATCGCTCGTGGCAACAACTCCGCAGTCGCCACAAATCCGTTGGTCTAAACTCTCTTCCATCATCACACTTCCGAACATTTCGAGATTCGAACAAAAACCATGCCGCCAGGGATCGGTTCGCGTTTCCACGTGTCTAGGTGGATGATTTGGCTGTCGTCGTGATACGCACCACCTTGCCCGAGAGCATCGAGCAAAGCTTTTTGCGTGTTATCTACATCCCGGCGACGACGGTCGGGCGGATACAGTTCGATGAAGACTTCCAAGTCACCATCGAGTGGGCGAACGCCGCGCGCCGCGAGGATCGACACAACCTGTTGACGGAAGAGTCGACCCCCGCGGCTGATGAGCGTCCGTGCTCCCACCCGCCGCCAGTAATGATTCACTGACGGCGGATACGGCAGTTCAAGTTCGATCACGAGGGACGTCTCCATGGTGGAGTCGTATGGCTTGCTTGCTGTGGCTGTGCTGTCGCCGCCTCAGGTTTCGCGTAACCTCGGATCTCGTTTGTTACATCCCCCGAATCTTCGCGTTTGCGACATTTGACGTTGATCACCAACGGCAAGTTGTGCAGCTCGACCGAATCGCCCGGGGTGAGTACCCCAACGGCTCGGCAGATGGCCGAGAGCTCTGCTTGGGCGATCTTCACCGCAGTGGGATTGGCATTTTGAAGATTGAGTCGAGACCAAAGGAATCGACCTTTGTATTCACCCTCGAGAACCTGAAACGTCAGCTGTAAGTAGCTGCCCGATCCAGATTTCGTCGGCTTGAGTTCCGACTCGGTGATCACGGCCAGGTATTTGCCTGCCGGGATTGCTTCCAAATTCGACGTCGGCTCAATTTGATTCGCGTTAAAGTTGTTGAGATTAGCCATGGTTCGTAGCTCCTTCTGGTGCAGAAACGGGGTTGGACAGTTCGTTAGGTGAGCCGAGGATGCCGCCAACAATCGCATCCCAAGCCAATGGAATTTCAGGTTTGAGCCGGTAACGGTTCTTGGCCACGCATGAGGGCCCGCCGACCGTTTTCAAGATGCGTTCGCCACCGGCAGCACCGACCGGGGCAGCGATCGCTCTCTGGCGACCAAAGCCACTCTCTTCGGTGCGAGTCGTGAATCGCTTGGTGGCAAAAAGCACCGCATCGCACCATTCGGTGATGATGGCGCTGGCATGTTTGTGCAGCCGAGGCGAGTAGCGATCGTAGGCCGGCGCTTCCGGATCCTCGAACTTCTCGACCTTGGCATGGGCGATCAAAAAGACCATCATGCCGCGATCGCGATGGAGGTTGCCGAGCTTGTCGATGAGCTTGCGCCAGTAATCCAAAGCCAGGGTGTAACCCTTGCCGTACCCACCTCCGACCTTTTCGATCGTCGTGGCCGATTCGCGTCGGCAGACTGCATCCCAGATCAATCGTTCGAGCCAATCCAGCGAGTCGATCGCGACGGTTTGGTAGTCGTGCGGCTGGGTCTCTAGTTCCGTTAAAGCAGCGACGACATCTTCGAGGGATTTGGCCAGTGGGAAGCGATCGCAGTCGATCTCTCCCAAGCCATCCTCAGTCTGGATGAAAATCGGTTTTGGGGTGGTAGCTGCGAGGCTACTCTTGCCGACCCCTTCGGTACCGTAGACCAAGATTCGTGGTGGCAGGTGGGCTTTCCCACGCTGCACTTGCTGTAACAAACTCATGTGCTTTTTCCTTACAAAATCGGACAACGAAATAAATGGGTGAGTAAAAGCAGCAAGCAGGTGGACACAGGGAGTCCGGACGCTCTATCCGTTTGCCATTCATGGCCGGGAACGTCACGCCATCCCACCTGCTCGCCGCAGTGGATCAAAAGAAGTCAAAGACTCGCGGCTCTTCGTAGCCCGTGGGCCAAGAGTCATTCGTGATGCACGCATGAAGGCGATCGATCGCTTGCTCGTTTTCTTTTTGAGCAAGGTTCAGAACCTCGCTCGATAGTTGCCACACGCCGCAGCGGTAAGGCTCTTTCTTCTCAACGGCGATCAGATGAACGGGAACGTAGATCCCCAGGGCTTTCGACAGAACTGCGCGGTAGAACGCCATTTGATGGGCGTAGCCGTAGCGCCTCGAGTCGGCTTCAAACCAGGTGAGGTCGTCGCACGTTTTGAGATCAACAATCCCTCGGCTCGTTTCAAGCCAATCGATACGGATCTGGCAGGGAAGCCCGCAGTAATCGGCTCGCACGACACCTTCGGGGATCCCGTACTGCAGCAACTCGACAGCCGCTTTTTGCTTTGCGACCGATTCTTTCATCCGCACGAGCATTGCGAACTGAGAATCCGAGAGAACGGGTTTGCTAAGGGTTTCAGCCCATTCCATCCAAGCATTAGTAGCCGGTCCAAACGGACGACCAGTGCGGGGATTGATAGGCCCGCCGACAGCGAAGTCTTCGCGGAATCGCTCGAAGCCTTCGAGGATCAACACGTGGGCCGCTCGGCCGAGCAGGTATGCGGGGGATTCCTCTTGGGTGAGTGGTTGGGTCTTCTTGCGGTAGTAGAGCTGAGGGCACTTGCGAAAGTCGGCCAGTTGATGGCTCGACAGATAGTGCTTCGCTTTAGCGTGGTACAAGTCGGCCGATTCATGGACCAGAAACGAGAAGTCAATAAGTTCGAACATAAAAACTTCTTTCAATGAAGTGGTGGAAAGCAATGGAAGGTTTTGTTCGGCAGAGGAAAGCCGACCGAGACTAAGAAGCAACGGGTGCGGTCGTGATGTTCTCAAGACGGAATGCCCCCTCACCGAATTCTTTGAGCAACAGTCCTGCAAAGATCTGAGCGACGGTGACTCCGACTTCCGTGTCGGCATGCAAATCGAAGGTCCGTTTCGCGCTGTCGATTGCAAACTGAAACTCCATCGCAACGCGAGGGATTCCGAAGAGTCCCTCCGCAGCAAATGTCGCGAGTTGCAGAGTCAATTCGACCTCATCGAGACGAACATCTGCATTCATCCAAAACCGAACAAAACCGTTGAACATGGGTAACTCCTGAGCAAGTGGTGGGGCGGTAAGTTCAGTGGTTATCTATGCTGTTGCGGATTTATTTCGCGCACTTGTAGTCGTGGTTTATTCCACTTTTTTGAAAATGCTCTCGGATGAGATTCAGAGACGATTCAAATCTCCGTGGCGATACGTTCCTCTGCTTCAAGACCTTTGATCGCTTCTCGATCATCAACTCGCCGCACAATTCGCGTAGTTCGTTGGGAAGCTCATCCAGCACAGACGTCACATCAAGTCGCGTGCGGGTTTTACTGAGCTCGCATCCAGTGCCATGCGATGGGGTTTCGTGATCGATGGAATGCTTTCTTCTGAGCCCACCCCCTCGTTTAATTCGGCCACGATCACGAATCATCATGGCAACAGATGAATCGACCACTCGAGCCAGGAACGTGTTCAGTGAGCTTCGATTGGAATCGTACTGAGCGATTTTCAGATGAATTTGAATCGCCAAATCCTGTTCGATGTCCTCAGTGTCTGCTCGAGAGAATTCGGGGCGTCGCACGAGCTGGCGTGCTTTGACACGAATGAGAGTTCGAGCGTATTCATTCAGATGGTCATACTTGTTCTCCGACATAGCAACCTCCGAGAGCGGAGGCTGCTACCAGGCAGTCCAAGCGACCTAATGCATAAGGCTGTGCTGCGATGCTCGCAGAAACGACACAGGCAAGGTGCTGACTACCGGGTTATGGGCCTCGAAGCCCTCGGAGGTCAGCTGCCGTGTCGC